CGCGTGGGCGTTTAATATCTGCTCCAAAGATGGTTTTACACTATCAAACTTCTCCTGTATTGCCTGCTCCTCGCGATTTGATAATTTACCCGTGCGTCCATACAGACGAACATATGCCGTTGCCCGATTGAACGCCGAGAGAAATTCGCTGATGCCCTGCGTCAGTTTACCCGCCTCCGCTGGGATTGCGAGAGATGAAACTGCCTGTGATAATGACGATGCCATCTTATCTAACATACCACTCAATTCAAACGCCGTCTTACGGTCTAACTCGTCGGGACGGAGAAATTCTTCTTTATTCTGCTGAACGAAAGGGAAATTCAGTAAAAATGACTTCTTTTGCGCGTGTGCTTGCTCCCCTAACGCCTCTGCGATTTGCCGGTTCCGCATCGCACGGTCGCTATCTGTTCCACGATGACGATTACTCATTTTATTATAATAGAATTAGACTTTTGTTTTTATTACAAATTTCGTCTATTATAATAATCTCATCCATCGGATTATGCTTTTTTATACAATCCATTCGCCTTGATATACGCCGATGCCTCACCCAATCTCATCCCCTTCTCCGCCATTATCTTCTTCGTCAGTTGCGAATAGGCGTTGCTCTGGCCTTTGCGTTTCATTCCTGACTTCTCTCCACCACCACCAAAAACACCCTTCAGGTTATTCACCTGCGTTAGTGGATGAACTCCGCCTGACATCGCTCCACCCGAAACCGCCGACCCTCCAGCCACACTCACCCCCTTTTGCCCTCGCGTCGCGTCTTGAAGAATAAGACTATTGATTTTCTTTCCGGAGCGACCAGCAACATTCTCCATCTTCGTCCCGTCCCACATATTATCCTTCGCCTTATCCTCTACGGCCGCCGCCTTCTTCTGCGACTTATTACTGAACCCTCTTTCCGCAACAATCGCACCCATAGAATTATCGCCACTCACCGCCAACCCCTTACGCTCCATTTTTGAACCGCCGTGAGTTATCTTCAGTAGACCCTTTCCTTTCGCCTTGTCCCCAAATAGCACCATCTCGGGCTCTTTAACATCACCGACCAATTTTTCAAGGTCTTCTTGAAACCCGCCACCGTGAGTTATTTTCAGTAGCCCCTTTCCTTTCCTCGCCGCGCCGTCCATATCCACAACTGGCTCCGCATCCAACGCCTCATCCACCATCTCCCATTCCTCTTCCCTCGTCGGCATATTCAAGTATGTCTGTAATAGTCGTCCTAACACCGCAGTCGCGCCCATTCCTGCTGGCAAAAACGGTATCAAAATATCTGGATGGTCTTTTAGGTATGTCAATACCACCTGAACGTCCTCGCGTTTATAGGCCTTTTTCAGTCTCTTCGCCGCCGACGAAACTACTGCTGGCACCCCTGATATTCCTGCGATAATACCGTTCAAAACCGCCGCCATAATATCTTGTAAAGCACCACCAGTCAGTTCACCCTCGCCCATTTTTATCGGGGCGGACGATGCCCCACTATCGTTTTTTACCAAACGTCTCTTTCGTCCTCCAATACCACTCATACCCGAGCCAACCGGATTGCTCGTCGGCATATCCCCATATGACGTAGAGCCAGTCGCCGCGTTCAACTGTTCCACCTCCAACTTCGGGTCAAATCCGAGAGAATTAGCGGGTATCGGTTTCGCATTCGCAAATACACCAACATCCGCTCCTCCACTACGGCCACCACTCACAGCATACCCACCACTCATCCCAGGCCTACCGCCACTCATCCCAGGCCTACCACCGCCACTATCACCGCCACTATCACCGCCATATCCATAACCCAACAACTCCAGCACACCACCGGCGGCCTGACCGTAGGGATTACCCGATGAAATCAGCGCCTCTTTCAGGGGTTCACCAACCACATCCAAAACCGGCTTGATATAATCCTCCCAAACACCCTTTATGGTATCATAGGCATCAGAAATCGCCTCGGTAAAATCACCCCAGTCATTATACCACGCACCACCATAATAACCAGCACCACCCTTACTCCTCTTGAATAAATCCTCAACAAACATCATCTCATCTTCGGTCAAATCCGTCGGTATATCGGGCATCTTCGTCATACGGCCAATCTTCTTACTCTCCATCATACGATTACGGCCACCCTTGAAATCCTCCAGCGAAGCAAACCACGCGCAACCAACTTTCGGTGGCTCACCAGAACCGTCCATATTACCAACTTGAACCTTCGTCGCCAAAGGGAATTTCGGTTTAGCCGACCCACTCAACGGGTTAGCGAAATCCTCCACGCCCGGATTTCCCGCCTCTCGGAAGGGCATCGTGACACCCACATTCGTCGCAGAATTACCGCCAATACCACAACCCATCATACCGCCACTCAAAACATTCGGGCGACCCTGCGCGGCGTCGCTAATCATCCCTATCGGAGTGTATCTAAAAGCCTGACCGATATCGTCCATAAAATTACCGCCAAACGCCTTCAAATCCGCCTCCGCTCTATTCTCTCGTTCAACACGAGACAAATCTCTAGGGTGGTTATATGCCGCGCCCATTACATCCCGATATTGTGTATCAATTCCGCAGTCAGAACCATACCCCCTACCAACAAAATTAGCGGGGGCGTGGCGTGCCGCACGATGATTAATCGCGTCAACCGTAGAACTTATCCTTCTATTGTAAGCCGTATCCATTTTGTTATACAATCATTAGATTTTTATTTTTATGCTATATTTCATAGTTATACCATAAAAACGATTGATTTCTCTCGGATTAGCACCTTGAGGCCAATTTCATACGACCGCCAATACCGCTTTCGCCTTTACCAAGTGCGGATTTTGCTGCGCTCACGGCGTCCAGAATTGCCTCCTGTGCCTTCGGGGCGACATCAGCAACGGAGTTAAGAGCAGAAGTCTCAACACCACCGACAAGGCGGAGGTGGCGCTCGCTCACGGGCTTCATTTCGGAGGCCGCAAGAACATCACTCTTCGTGAGGATACCCGTGTAAGTAGAACTGACACCCTGCGAGGTAATAAACAGACCGCTATTCACGCACATCAAGCAAATTTCAACATCACCCGGAGCCAAGTCATAATTTTCAATTGATAAATTGAACTGTAAATTGAAACTACCTAGGGACCCGGCCGCATAAAATTCCTCTACAATAGGGATATCCTGACCGAAACGCAAACACAAAATAGAGCCTGCGGTTTGAACCAGTTGTTCCCTTGTATTGTAAACCGCGCCTGGGGCTAGGGCTGGAGGGAGGTATTTGTTCGCAATACCCTTAAACTCAAGCCACGTCTGGTTCGTAGTTTTAGCGGACATACGATACAAGGTCTCTTGAGTGGCGTTAGCAAGCAAACCAGACTGGTTATTCCAGTTAATACTGATACCAGTAATGGGGTAGAAGCAGTCGGCATCACGGTTAGTCTGTGCTGACATCGGCTTTCGGGCGACGATACACAACATATCGGGGACTTGATTTAATTGAATGTTATTGCTGGGGATTGTTCGTGTAGCGGGGATGAGGACATTCGTTCCAGACACGGCGGCGGCGGCAATAGGGTTAGTAAACGTAGTCAAATAACGCGGGAAATCAACATAGTCCACCACATTCTTCGAGGGGAGGATTTGCGAAGGGTGAGGGGTAAGCATCTGAAAGTGAAGTTCAGCACCAGAAACAGCCGTCAACTGGACGCTGTAGTTGGCAATCTGCGCGAGTGTAGCACCGCAACGCCACAGACGAGTAGCATTTGCGGAGAGATTAAAAATGAAGTTCATATTGGTCACGCCATACAAGCCCATCTGGTTCGCCGAGAGATTAGCGAAATGAAAGGGGGACAAAAAGAGGGGTTCGTAAGAAGTGAATGTAAGTTCCACAACACGAGCGCTGGCACCATCACCGATAAGTTGCTGATTGGCGTTGGCGGTCACGGGGGTAGTCTGCTGAAGGAGGTCAATAGTGTAAGCACCACGGGACAAAAGGGAGTTATCGGCGGCCTGCGCCCACGAGCCGTTGCTGTTGTTATTCGCTCCTAACTGGTCGCTATATTTATTATAGGTATCGGTAGCAAGAGGAGCAAAACCGTTCCAGCGGGC